TTCGCGTCTTGGTGCGCGGTCTGGCTGCTCTATTTGGTGGAGTTTTCCGACTGGGACAGCCAGAGCAAAATCGGGCGCGGCTATGTCGACGGCAACAGCTCTGCCATTTCTTCCGGCGGCACGGACAGCATGACTTACCATACCGGACGCGCAGCTGGGACGAACGGAAAGACCGCCGTCCAGTACCGGCACATCGAGAATCCCTACGGCAATGTCTTCGAGTTTATCGACGGGATCAACTTCTCCGACGGAACGGTATATGTCTGCCTGAACCCTGCGAGCTATGCAGATGACACCGCGGCCAACTATACGAACATCGGCTCCAAGATACAGAACGATGGGTACATCACGGCCATCGGCGTAGCGGCTGCCATGCCCTGGGCGTTCTATCCCACGGCGGTCGGCGGCAGCGAGACGACCTATATTCCGGACTACGCCTACTGCAACTTTGGCTGGCGTGTCCTCTTTGTGGGTGGCAGCTGGAGCAATGGCGGCAATGCCGGCCTTTTCTACTTCTTCGCGAACGGCACCTCGTCGGACACGCGCTCGAGCGTCGGCGCGCGACTCCTTTTCCACCCCTAATGGGGGACCGGGGGCCGCAGCCCCCGGAGCTTTCCCGCCTGCACCAGCTGGCGGCATAAGCGCAAGCCCAAAAGCTGAATGGGGTACGGGGCGAAGCCCCGTCGACACGATTTTTGAAAATAACGTATTCTGTTATTTTCTCCCGTTTTTCCGTATGCGTGGCAGGCCGGAGGTATAATTATCTCCGGGACTGTCTGCGCCATGCGCCGAGGGCTTGATTTCTACGCCAACTACAACTCTGGCTGGCGTGTCCTCTTTGTGGGTGGCAACTGGAACAATGGCGGCAATGCCGGCCTTTTCTACTTCAACGCGAACAACACCTCGTCGAACACGAACTCGAACGTCGGCGCGCGACTACTTGTTTTTCTTTTGACTGGCGCAGGCTTTCCCTCACCGCTTGGTGAAAATATTGCCGCATAGGACGGGGTTTAGTAGGCTTCGGCTCGAATAACCTCGCAGGCAAACAAGGACGGAGGGAAAATCCTATGCCGAAACGAGTCGGCTATCTCTACGACAAGATGGTTGACCGGGACTTCATTCGCGCCGTCATTCAGGAGGCGGCAAAGGGGCGCCGGAGTCGTAAAGACATCGCCCCTGTGTTGGCGGACCTGGACGGGTATGTCGAAAAGACCTATGAGCTGGTCG